TACATTTAGTTGAAGAATAGATATCGCAATCAATATGGAGGAATGTTACGTTTTCTTTATGTTTCTTTAAGAACTTTGGTAATGTGTCTTCAAATAATCCAACTACCAGTTCTACGTTTTCGGGTAATCCTGTAGGAATATCACAGGCATATGCACCCTTTACTTCTATATATCCTTCCCAGTCTTCAGGTAATCCTTGAAAAGAATCAAACCCATATACTTTATTCTTAGTTGTAACAGCTATTCTATGAATGGTCGTTCCTGAAGCAACACCAAATTCAAGATATAGTCCATCTCCTTCTGGAGGAACGAATGCGACTAATTCTCCGATAACACGTTCAGCTTGTCTTACCATTTCCAGTATTTGCATTATTCAACCTTCTTCTTAATTCGCTCGATGAATATGTATGTAGTCTTTCGATATACACTACTTCTATGTTTTTTGCTCTGCAAATATCAGCACCGTTTATTTCTACATCTTTATAATCTGAACCAATGAATCTCTTATCAATATGAAGCATTGATAACATATTCAGAAGGTCTTCTTCAGTGTCATATGGAATAACTTCATCAACTGCTTTCAATGCTTGAAGTTGCATCCACCTTTCATATGTAGTCTGTATAGGTTTGTTCTTTACACCTGGACGATCAATAGTAGGATCTGTTTGTAATCCTACTATCAACCAATGACATTGCTTCTTACATTCATTAAGCATGGCGACATGACCAGCATGGCAGAGCTCAAATGCTCCGAATGTAATACCGATGGTAACTTTATTTCTGCTTTTCTCTGACGACATAATATGTATTGCCTCCATCCCATTTATCTAAGCCACTACTAACAAGAGGAATGGTCTCAACATTCTTATCAGCAAAGAACTTATTAAAGTAATCATCGTTCACTGCTTCGCCAAAGATAGCAGACTGAGCGAGGATAAGCCAGTTCTTTGACTTCTCAATCTTAGGCATCAACTTATTTCTATACTCAACTGGAGTCTCTGACAATGACCAAGTAGCAATAACAAGATCAGCATGTGTTACATTATCGTCTTCAAATGACCACTTAGGTTCAATTTCTTGCTTACCAAGATAATAATTTTGAAGAGGCTGAGTCTCTGGAATATCAACGATAGTATATTCGCCTCTGAAACCCATGTCATGAACTACCGAACACATATCTCCATAACCAGCACCAATTTCTACAATTGATTTATAGTTCTTGAGTTCATGAGCAAAGCCAGTAATACAAAGATGAGCGACATCTTGAATACGCTGCATAGATGTATCGAAGTCAGATGCTACTCGTAGAGCATCTCTTATATGATCAGGAGCACCTATCCAGTTTTCTTCAAGAGCAGAAGCAATTGCAGGATCGCGTGCTGCATGATAGAATGCTTCACCTAAGAATCTTGAAGTTCTATACTGAGTAATGAATGGAACATTCCAACAAGAAGCCCACAAACGAAATCGTGGCAACGGTAGATGGTTACAATCATACTTGAAAACTTCTCGCATAGTAGGCCAATAGTCTGGGCCATTGACCTGCTTTGCTTTAATCATCTTTTGAGAGTTTTCTGAATTAATATCGAAGTCTGACCAAATCAATTCACTCATAATATATCCTTACTTTTATGCCTGTCGGTCAAAATGATTATAACGTAATCTATTACATTTGAAATATTCTCTTACCAATTCAGCAACAGGATGTTGTGGAAAAGGCTTACAAGAAAAGACATCAAGATACATATCATTAGTCTCTTCTGCGAAATGAGCACAGATATTAGAAGTTTCGATAAGTTGGACAAGAGTATATCCTGCCTTATCACCTGTTCCAAAATGAACAATCTGTGGTTCGCCATAAGGAACCATGTCAATTTTCTTTAAAAGAGCTTTACAAAAGTTATAGATTGTTTCTTTGCTTCTGATAGCTTCGGGATCACAGTCTCCGGCATTAATAATAAGTTGTCTGCCCCAGTATTTCTCTTCGCTCATTTCTTTCTCCATAGGTGCGAGCAATAGTGTCTTATTTATTATTGATACGCATCCAGGATTTGAACGTACTGAATAGAGTCCATACGAAACGAACGCCATCCGCCCTTCTCAAGATCCCATACTGCAAGTACGTTTGGATTCTGAGCGTGGTATTTCTTTTCTTCTTTGATCTCAGCAGGATATGTTTCTGGTAATAGATCTTGACGAAGCGAACAACGCATACGACGCTGCTCGCCATTAGTCTTACGGAAAGTTACTTCAACTGCATAACGACGAAGTTCACTCAACAAAGTATCACGATCATACGGATTAGGTTGATCGTCATCATAAAATTCACTCATATTAGGCTCCGTAATAGTTGTCTTCAACAAGAAGTTTAGCTGTGCTGCTCATGTGGTTAAAATGTTCTTTTAGCTGATCGTATCCACCGATATTGAAACCATCAATAACGATAATAGGATAGGTCTTAGCTTCAGGAAACTTGTCGAGTAGTATTTCTCGAGTAAAGTCTTCATTTAACTTATACTCAATAAAGTCATGTCCTTTCATACGAAGCAGCATCTTTGCTTGATCGCAGAAAGAACAATTTGGTTTTGAATAGATCTCAATCATCTGAAAGCATTACCTCCCAATAAGCATCTACGTGTTCTGGGTTTGTGTGGTCATACCCAAGGATATGAAGTTCGTAATTCACAAGTGTTTCAAGTTCGCTGTAGTTCATGTTATACTCCTATATTCATATTATATATTATTCTTTCCTCAAAGTCAAGTCTTGATCTTTGAGAGATTTCTCATATTTGGTCATCTTATCCAGATAACCTCTGTTACGTAGTTCTTTGAATACTAAGTTCTCTCTACCAAACTCACCATACTTTTGAATAGATGCAGATCTCATATCTCTGAATCTGGCCTTTAGGTTCTTAATTGGTGCAGCACCCATCTTATTCTTTATCATAGAATCAATGGCGTGCATAAAACTTCTTACTTTCTGCTTCAGAATCTTATCATTAGTGAAGTCATATTTTGTTCTTATTGGCTTCACAACCCAGTTATCTTTCATTAGAGAATAAACTCCTTGATACTTAGGGTAAGTAATAGAATCATCCTGAGCATAAGGTTCTAATGGATATCCATATACTGTAATATTATGAGTTAATGTCCAGAGAGACTTCTTATCCTGCAGATATTCTTCAACATATGTTGGGTTGGAGAATAACATATTTCTTTTGACAATAAGATGAACGTCAATATCTGATTTAGAAGTATAGTTATAGTTAGCATTACCACCAGTCATAACTATATCCTGGATCATGCTCTTAGGTATCTTAGCAAAGTTAGCCCAAGTCTCTCCAAAACGAATAAGAGCCTTACGAACTTCTGGCTTTAACTTATCTCCGTTCCAAAGATCTGGATTCAGTTTATCATGATACTGAAGGCTAATCTTCATCTCTTCGAGATATTCGTTAAATCTTTGCATGATAGATTCCCTGGATTATTGTTTTATTCTATTTATAATCCAGGGATACCTCTTATTTGGTCTTGATATACGAAGCCTTAATCTGCCCACGTTTCAGTAACTCAAATCCGTTAGCGAATAACCACTTCTGCTCTACGATAGGATCGTGGTCATACATCCAGATGTCATCGAAAACGAACACCGACCCAACTACTGCACGAGGAGTGAAGAACTCGAGTTCTCTTTCAAGGGCACCATTGTCGTGAGGACCATCAAAGAAAACGAACGCATACTCATTCTCAAGAACCTTATACTCATCATATACTGGAACGCCATCAGCATAACGCTTGAAGAACTCAGTATCCTCTAAACAAAAGAATGTGAAGTTCAAACCAGCATCATAAGCACAGAAATATAAAGAAGGAATAGTACGGTTACGCATAGAGTTATCGTAATCAAAACGCTGCGGAGATGTAATCTCTTTTGACTGCTTATCTCCTTCAATCTTACGATCAGGATTATGAATAGTCATATTAAGATTAGTGCACTCAATCTCAATGTTACCATATGGATCAATACAGAACATCGAACGATCTGTATTATTAGTTTCCTGCAGAGCATCGATGATCATCTTAGCAGAACCACCACGACGTGTTCCGATTTCAACAACAGCGCCTGGAGTTTCTGTAGTAACTGCCTTCACTCCATTATAAAGAATCTCATATTCTTGAGAATCAACACCAAAGACTTCTTCGGTAGAAAAACGAATCATTGCCATATTATATACCTTCTATTAAATGTTTGCCCATACCCATAATATATATCCCGATGACAAACACCTGGATTGTTATTAGTGATTTCTTTTCCCAATGAAATGCTATTGCTAACCATAGACCATTACCTATAGTAGAAACATATACATTAAGAGGATAGATATTAAATGAAGTGAGAGCAACACCAGCTATAAGTGTTACTGTTGCGATCCACTCAATAAAAATCCACGATTTGATCTGCGATACCATATCTTATTGCCTCCCTCGGAGTAAGCCAAATGTCGTCAGCAGGTAGTAAATACTTTTTGATTGTTGATTCTGTCTGTCCAGTGCAACGCTTATAATGCTCAATAATCCTACGACTGGTATTGGTGAATTCTTTTACAGATGCCATGAGCTCATGCTCTTTGCCAATAGAACCCCAGGAGAATTGGTGAGACAAGATAGCGGTATTTCTAGTAATGAACCTCTTTCCTTTTTCTCCCGCCATAAACGTAAGTAGACCACAAGAAGCAATTTCACCCATACCATATGTATACACCGGAATCTTGGAACCTTTCATTGTATCAATAAGAGCAAAGGCAGAAGCAACTTCTCCACCAGGAGAGTTGATAATCATTTTCATATATTTTGGTTTGCTTTTTTCAATCAGATTACGAGCAATAATAAATCTCATTGCATCTGAAGTTGAAGTCTGATCGAAGTTTGATGAGAAAATATAATAGTGATGGTCTTCAATATCTGGAATTGTTATTGTCTTATCTTCATCTTTTGTATGCACATCAATCTCCATATTGAACAGGGGGCATAAAGCCCCCTGAATTGTTATTAATTTAATACTCGCATTTCAATACGAGCAGTTCCATTATGCTTGAAACCAAGAGCCGAGGCTACGTTTTGGTTTACATCAATGTTTCGACCACGAATGTATGGTCCTCTATCGGTAACAGTGGCCACTACTGATCTGCCAGTGGCAGGGCAATGTAGATGAACCTGTGTTCCGAAAGGAAGTGTTTTATGAGCGATACCATAGGTAACTCTCTTACCGGAAGCTGTTCTTCCGTTTCTGTCATTATACCACGATGCGTTGTGAAGGCTGGCGGTATACCCACTTAGATCGGGTTGGTTGTTGCCAAACAAATCTTCAATGAAATCTGCTTTAGCAGATGCGGCAAATAACATTGCCACAAGGGCTATCATATACTTCATTTATTTTCCTTTTAATTATGGAAGAGGCGTATATTGAATAGCAAAAGTTAATCTATGTCCTCTTGCATATACGCTCGGCGGTATTACCATATGCGGTATTGATCCGTCGAATATAATAACTCTTCCTGGTACGTAGAAAGAAGTATGAATTACTTCTTTCAGGTTATCGGATCCAAAGATAGTATATCCCAACCACTCTGGTCTCCAATTCAAATTAACGTAATAAAGAAAAGTAACTCCACCTTTTATCTCATCAGTATGAAAATTACACTCTTCAGTAGGTGTGGAGCAATTAACTCTTATTTGTTTGATAGTTCTTTTAGATAAAGAATGAATGATGTCTAATTTTTTAAATGCTTCTGTATTACAGATACCAAATTTATTTAGATCATCATTATTGAAGGATGCAAATATCTGATTATGACTACTGGATGTATCTGTATCAAAACCATTTATCTTATAAAAGGATCTTGTTATAAACCGATAGAATCTTGTTCTTTCTTCAAAAGAAAACAAATCATCATATACGTGAATATTATTCATATCAAATCCATTAATGGTGCTCCAGGCAGGACTCGAACCTACAACCACGCTGTTATGAGCAGCGGGAACTAACCAATTGTTCTACTGGAGCTTATTATCTACGCCAGGAAGCGATCCGCTGCAATTGATGCTGCAAATGCCTTCGGCTTGACGAATGGAATAACATTGCAGAATCCTTTGATATAACCCACAGCTTCACTAATAACACAAGAAGAACCAAACTTCTCGTCAGGGTTAATATCGAGATGTATCTCAACATGTCGGTCTCCTATTGCTTCTTCAAGATCGACATACATTTGCGCAGTCTTCATTACCTCATTCATCAAACGAACTCTTGGACGGTCTTTCTTTTGGTCGTAGTCTCTTTCATTAGTTAGTTGACCAAATATCTTACAACCTCTATTACCATTGTAATGGACTACGACAACAGTGGCATACTCAGCATGCCATATATTATTCTTATCAAGATAACGAGCAGAGTCTGAACCAATATAGATCTTAGTTGTTTCTGAAGTATTCTTAATGAATACTTTTACTTCTTCAAGATCCAGATTTATCAACTTGCACTCCTTTTATATTATCTATTATAATATTGTTTTTCAGAAAAGTCAAGTGTTTTGTATGTATCTTACAGGAGATCCAATTATTATACCAGTTATCTGATTCTAAGACATTGTTTTCAAATTGGTATTTGGTTTCAAAGTATGACATCTCTCCTTTAGAAGAACAAAGACGTAGTATCTCCCTCTTGAAAGCATCTTTACCAAATATGTTGACATGTTCGTTTAGTTCTTCATTGGAACCATAGTAGTCCTGCCAGTCGGACTCTGCTTTATATCTTTTCTTTTTTCCCTTAACCTGTTTGGTCTTAGAGAAATAAAAGTTCTTCTTACCAATATACTTTTTATTGGTTCGGAGATTCTCTATTATATAGACGAATCCGATAACCTTTTCGGGTATTACCTCCATCGTGGTGTTTTCATAAATCCAAGTCATAAGATATCCTAAAATATAAATAAAACGTAGATCGCAGAGTGGGGACTCTCATCTACTCTAACCCTGTGTGGAGGATCAGCATATGATTATTTATATTCCATATACCTATCTTATTGGATGGTCAGAACATAATATATGGTATTACGGCGTCAGATACGCCAAGGGATGTCAACCTTCCGATTTATGGACATTCTATTTCACTTCTTCCAAACTCGTCAAAAGTGCTCGTGAAACGTATGGTGAACCAGACGTTGTTCAGATCCGCAGAACCTTTCTGACAGAGGATGCAGCCAGAAACTGGGAGACAAAAGTTTTACGCAGAATAAAGGTTGTGGTCAGAGAAGATTTTCTGAACCAAACTGATAATAT